AGTAAAAATCTGCTCTGCAGTTTTCCCTGAGAGAACATAAGTTGCAACATTCTTTAAATACCTTAATGAATCATAAAGTATTACTGAAATGATTCCTGAGTTATCGTAGGTGGTCACAAAAACAAAACCTTGAAATATCGGCTTATCATTACATCTAATAATTACTTTACTGCCTTTTGATAATAACAATCCATCAACATTTAATACTTGCATTGTACATTTTCCTGGTTGTGATTCAATAGTTGTTTCAATTGAAAACTTGGTAACAATTTCAGATATTTCAATAACTTTACCTGTTTCAGAATCTTGTAATAAAATTTGATAAGTGTTCATAATTTTATACCCGTCCTGAATTGTGATTCAACTGCACTAATTGCTTGTCTCTCAGCCCAACCAATATGAGCACCATTTGAATCTATGATTTGATACTTCTTAGTATCTCCCATAATATCGGTTAATCCTATTGTACCAATTGCACCAGAATAAACACCATAAGGGCTTGTCATATCATTATCTGTATAAATTGTACCATTTATTGCAACCAATGCACCCGAATAAAAATTGTCTTTGTTGTTAAAATTAAATTGTTCCCTATCAGTTGACTTAATTGTTACTGTTCCATCAGCATTTATTGTTGCCTCTTTAATGCCGTATGTTTGATATTTCTTCAAAGTCATATTATAAGTGATATCATCATCACCAGCAGTAGGAACATATTCAAATTCTTCAATTGTGACTAATGCATTTACATCAAGGTCAGAAACAACAAATTTTACAACTTTCTTTTGATTCATCAAATCTTTAATATTATTGATGTATGTACTTGGGTCACCTAATAAAAATGGAGTTGTGATATAACTTCTTCCTGTATATATTCCACTTGATTTTGGGAAAAAACATTCAAAACTATATTCTTCCAACTTAGGATTTCTTAATACATTCACATCACCTAAACCAAGAACATTAACAATTCTATTGTTACTAGAATTTCGTACTCTAATAGATTCGGGATTGACAGGTATCTGCAAAATCCCATATTCATTTGATTGAACAAAGAATTTGATAGCCATATCAATCCCTCCTACGATTCAAGACTTGCCTCATAAGCCTCTTCAAACATTTGAGCTATTTTCTCATCAATCACATTAACATCAGCAGTCTCTCTTACATTTTCAATTGTTACTTTCATTTCAGGCCTTAATGTTGTATACTGCCTAATACTTTCAATTTGTGCAACATCTTTCATCAACTTAATGCTTTCATCAGAAATTTCTAATTTATTTCCAACTTTAGTATTAACAGGATTACCAGGTGTTCCATCAGGTCCTTCAGTTCCTTTTACTCCATTCATTACTCCATTCAATGGATTGATAGCATCATTATTGAAAACAAAATCCTCGGTCATTTTGCCAATTTCATCCATTGTTTTTGTAAAATCTTTCATGTCCATTCGATCAATTTTAAAATCTCCCTCTTGGACCATTCCACTTGCTAAATTTGCAACATCTTTTCTCCATCCACCAATTACTTCACCATAATTAGTATCAAAAATTTTGTCCATTGCATTAGCAATTTTTTCAAGAACCCCTAAAACAATATCACCAATATTTAAGAATAACTTCTGTAAATATCCTAATGGGTCTTTCCACCCATTGACAAAAAACTCAATAAATGAAGCAATTAAATTATACAAATTTGCAAAAACATTATAAGCTAATGCATATAAGAACCCTAATGCTTTACCTGCATAATTTGCCATTGTTTGAAAACTTACACCGGCTTTATTCAACATTGCAATTAATACTAGTATTGAACCAATAACCAATAATAATGGCCAATGTGCAATAGCCCATGCCGATGCCATACCATAAGCCGTTTTCATTTGTGTTGCTGCAACTTTTAATAATGTTGGCAAATAAAAGTATAATAGTGTTGTTCCTACAACCATAATTACCGAGTTAATTGACTCCCAATTCTCAATAACAAAATCAAAAAATTGAATGCCATAAGCCATACCTGCTGATAACAATGGCAATAAATTAGATGCAAACAATGCTAATGTTTGATTCAAACTTTCCGTAAAAACTCTCTGCCTATTTGCAAATTGATCTGCGGTCCTGGTAAAGTCACCTTGTGCATTTTTTGTTACACTTAATAAATACTTATACCTAACCATTGTTTTTTCAGCATAGCTCATGTCCTTCCAAACTTTTTCCATGTTTTGTGATAATGCAAATGCTTCAAGATTAGCATCTGACATGTTAATGCCTAGTACTTTTAATGGCTCAGTTTCACCAGAAATACCTGCTTTAATTTTATCAAATGCTTCTTCAGATTGCAAATTATAAAATGAAGCCATATCACCAGCTAATGCAACCATATCTTTCGACATTCCTAAGATTTCTTCCCTTGCAATACCGGTACTTGTTAACATTGCACCCATTGTACCAACATATCTTTTAGCTGATAATTCATTTAAACCATAGGCCTTTAATGCTGTT